ATCGTTATCGTAGAGGACTACAATATTACGAAATCTATCTTTAAATTCGGAAATTACTTTCTCGCTCATAACTCTCTCAGATTGAGGAGCTACAGCTAAAAAGCCCATAGTATCTAAAACCAATACGTCTTTTAAGGAGCTTGTAATTATCAAGATATCTCCATTTGCTGGGAGTTGATCATACCCTTGAATTACATCTCCCCCAACATTAGAGAACCATTTAGTATCTATCTCATTAGGCTGATAAATCTTATAACCTTTATCAAACTTGAAAGCATACCCAATAGATTTGACTTTGAATCTAGTACTATTAACCCAGAAATAAGTTATTGGGTGAATGTTGTACTTGATTAAAGTCTTTTTTGAGATCTGATACTTTACTCCCCAATAGTAGTAGTCTCTTTTATCCCAATCCCTAGATTTAATTTGAATCTTAGAGTGTTTCCTTGGGTAATAAGATTCTACATCAATCAGGGATGCAGTCTTTACTGTTGGAGCTGAAGTAGTTAGCTTTAGACTAAAATCACTAGCAATCAACTTAAGTGCTTCAATAAACGAAATGTTGAATTTCTGCATTACATACCCAAAACAATTAAACGTATGTCCATCATATCCGAAATCTTTGTAGAGTAAGTTATTCCCTATCAAAGCTATACTAACAGATGGACGAGAATCTTTCCTAAGATCACTGCAGAACTTAACACCTAATGCTTTAAAATTTGGGCAATAGTATCTAAAGATATCCTCTTCAGATATCTCGCTCAGTATTACATCTGAATGTAAATACGATTCGCTATTCCTTGACTGAATCATTAGGAGTATAAATAAACAAAGTGGAGCCTGAGATTTTACTCCCAGACCCCACTAAGTTTATTCTAAAGTTTTAGATTATGCCCAATCAGACCCCAACTCATCCTTAACAAAAGGATCTGAGTCGTTATCGTCATCAGGGGTAATCAGTGATACAGAATACTCTTCAAGGAGCAAAGACTTATTGTATTCAGCTTTGAAAGCACCGTAATCATCATTCAATGCTTTGATGAACAAGTCATCACGCTTTGGTTTGATACGCCCGAAATGCTTGTCATAGACTTGCTGATACTTCTCGTCTTTTACCCCAAGAAGGACACGAACTTTGTTATCGCTCAGCTGATTGATCAGAGATTTAATCTCAGTAACATCTCCTGATGCAATCTTCTGATAGGTCTCAAAGTAACAGTCATCCCCATTTGCTACGTTAGCAAAAGCTTTGATGAAACTCATCAGCTTCTCTTCCCCAACAAATGCTTTACGAACACCTTCATCCTTAAACCACTCATAAGCTTCAGAAGCTTTAGAATCAGAGAATGCAAACTGCCCAATGTTATTCACCCATTGAGTCTTCCCACTCTGAGATACTTTAGGTTGTGGTTGAACCAAGAACTCAACCTTGGTTGCAAACTCAGGATTATAATGCTTAACCCAGAATACAATCTTGTTGTAAACCTCACCCCCGATATCGATGTTACGATACTCAGGTTCATTTTTGAGATTCACCCCAATAGCATTCAACTCTGAAAGAGTTGGGTTGACTGCCACTACATTTACAGGAGCAATACCTACATAAAGCTTTACTCCTCCACCCCCAGAAACTTGTGTTTCTGAACTGTTTGATACTACACCCATTTTTACTTCAATTAGTCGTTGATGTTAAACAAATCTTCATTCGCATTTTCAGACACGTTGTCTTGTACTTCTTGCGGAGTAACTTCTTCTTGAGAAGTGATGTCCTCTACGAGAGTAAAAGTAACTTTCTGAGTTCCACGCTTTGCTCTCTTACCTTTGAGCATAGGGTTCTCAAACAATACTTTAATCTCATTCATAGTCAGACCATACTTTCTACGAATAGCAGGTCGATCCATTCCTGAATCAAGATCCGCGAGGATTTGAGATACACGGATTACTTTGGGTTCTGAGGTTTGTGGTTCCTCTTGAACGATAGGGGTTTGTGCTTCAATCATTTTGATTGTTATTTAAGAGTGTTTAGAATCTGAGAAAAGGTGTAAGTTCCTTGAACAACATAGTCCATGTATCCTTTCGATTGTGAGAATCGGATACTAGTTGGGTTAAAGTTTTCGAAATCCTCTAACTTGAATGCATAGAATGACTCTGCAAAATCTCCGCAATCAATATCTGCAGCGTCATTGTCTAACAAGAGTTTTTCTCCTTTATCATTCATAAAGATGACATAATTCCCTACGGCTCCTGCACATCCTTGTTTAGCTGTAGTCCCAATAGACATAGCGTACAAAGAGTTAGAGCGCATAATAGAGATACTCAATCTCCCAGTCCCGGATTTCCCAATCACATAATCTTTAGTGATTCTGATTGTATCTCCAGTAAAGGTATCAATCTTGTCAACACGCAATTCTTGCGCATTAACGGTTACTACTAAACATAGCAGCAACAGTGTAAATAGTTTGTTCATTTAGTCAATAAAGATTTTAGTCCAGTCTAATTCAAAAGTCTGTCCTTTAAGATGGTCGCAACGAGAACCTGCTTGAATATCTCCGTGAGAATCAAAGCTGATCATCGTCTTGTCTTCATCTCTGTAGACATACCCGATAGCATCAGCATTAGCACAAGTAATGTTCTTAATCTTCCCTGTCAAGTCTAAGTCTTTGACAGCAACTTCTTTCCCTTTCTTATCAATCTTAGACTCTTTCAAGTGTCCTACCAAGATGACATGATCAGCTAAAGAGTTCAATCTATCAATCCACTTCTTGTAAGCCATTCTCAGATACAGATAACCTGCACCTTGAGGTAATGAGAGAACAGAAACTCCTTTGTTATCAGAATCAAAGTTCTTCCCCATCGGGGTATTCTGATACAACTTCTTGGCCTCTGCTTCACACCATACCTCAAGTTGAGTTACAGTATCAATAGCAATGTACTTGTAGGGCTTCTTAGCATTGATAATCTCTTTCCCTACTTCAGCAAGTTCTTTAAGATTGTTTACTTTGATCTTCAAAGCTTCAATCATATCAGTACCGTCCTCGAGGTCAATGATTAGACAATTGTCCAATTGAGACAAGCTAGTTGTCTTCCCTACCTTTGGTTGCCCATACAATACAAAGTTCTTTGGGGACTTCCTAAGAGCTTTTACTTTCCCTGTTGGGAGACTAATTTTTACTTCGTTCATCTATTGTAAATGTTGATAAGTCAGTTTGAAATGGGATCATCCCCAATAATCCATCACGATTCTTTTCTATGTGGCAAGCCATTAACCCTACTGGATCTTCCCCACAGTATTTCTCAGTTATCCCGTACAAATCATAAGGGCGTTGGAACATCATAACAACGTGTGCATCTTGCCCTATTGAGTCACCCCCAAAGAGATCAGTCAATAATGGTTGATACTGTTGTTTAGCTCTGTACTCTTGTTCAATGTTACGATTCAACTGAGACAATAGAATAGTAATCGATTGCATCTTTGATTGCATCCACATACACCCTTTTGACAAAGTGTTCAGCTTTTGCAATTCTAGTTCCTCACTCCCAAGAACAAGTCTAGAGTGGTCAATCAAGTTAATGATAGTCTTTGAGGGATATTTCTCAAACACGTACTCATTAGTAAGTTTGATTTTCTCTACATCTTGTGGGATATTACAGAAATAAATAGGGTAATTCTTGTATTTCTGTACACTATCAGCATACTTCTGCATCAATGCAGGACTCAACGGAGCTTCCACAGATAGCAAATCAAATGTTTGAATCTTAGTATCCTTTGAACCTGCACGTAGTATCTGCTGTTCTCCAGGCATCTCAAAGCTCCAATAGAGAACAACTAAGTCGTTCTTCTTCTCTTTGTTTACATCTAGGATATCGAATAATAGTTGGTTAGAAAATGCTGATTTACCTACACCTGGACGTCCTGCAATTACATACATCTTCCCAGGGATTAATCCCCCCATTAAATTCTTATTCAGTCTCTTCCATTTAGTGGGGTAGACTCTTCTCAATCCATAATGTGCATTCTGCACATCTTGAATAGAGTTATCTACTGTCTGACTGATATGAACTAATTTGGGGATTGATCTGTTTTTAGAGCTGCCTTGTGACTCTTGGGGTTGTTGTGACATCTGCTTTTAGATCTATATACTTTTCCCAAGTACGTTGATTAACCCAAGTGTTAAGCATCTGCATGTAGAACAAACTGTTCGATTTGTTACGAATATCCAGTTCATTCTTTAATGCATCTACAATCTCTTTGTGACGAAGTGTACTCCCTTTTAGATAAGCTAAGTACTTCTTCTTCGCTTGAGAATTGTTAGCAGACTCTGCATCCTTGCTGCGTAATACTCTAACCTCTCCTCTGTTCCCAGATACTTTTAGAGGAAAATAGGAGAGAAGTTCACTCCACATTTGGTCTTCAGGAAGTCTATTGTAATTAATAAACTTATCTCTAACCGTATGTGATTGTAACTCCTCTCCTATCTTTATTAAGCCTTTGGTTTGCAGTTCTTCTAACTCAACATCT